TGACCTAAAGGAGGGACCATGAAAGTTTACGCCCCATGGCTAAAATCATCGACTCCGGTCACCGGAGCCAGCGGAAATAGAATCACTCCCAATGGCAATGGGATGGCCGTAATAGACCCTGAGGATTTGCTGGCTCTCATGAAGGCGGGACTCATCCAGGACGGAGAACCTTTCATTAGGGAAGTAGCATTCAATTCCAACAATCAGAATACCTTCCCTGCGAACTGTTTGGCCTTCGGGAAAATAATTATTCTTACCGTCACTGGGTCAGCGAACGTCTCGCTGGCGCTTGGAAACGCTGCGAACATCGCTGCCATGCGTGCGAATTCGAAGACCTGGGATAGCTGGCTCGTAAGGGTCATCAATCTCAATTCTGGAAACCTGACGATTGCTGACGGAGACAACGCCGTCGGGAATGGTATGCAGGTGATACCCACCAACAGGTGGGCTGAACTCCTGCCCCAGATTATCGATATGGGAGAGCAGGTCGGAGTGAGGATGGCCTTCTATTTTGCCGGATTCGGGAACGCAGTCTGATGAACGGACGGATAGCCAAAAAGATAAGGAAGCAGGGAATGATCGCCGTAGATGCAGCGGCAAGAGGCTATATCGCTGGTCTTCTCAGTCTGACTCTGTACCAGAGGCTGACTTTTTGTTTTGCCCTTCTCTTTAAAAGAAAATGGGAGCCATGAATTGAGAGTGATGATTGACACAAATAAGGCTCTGAGAAAAATTGATGACCGGGCGACACGCGGAGGAGGGATTGTCTCTCCCATCGATGCGAACTTCGTTCGGCGCGTCGTCCAGGGAGTGAAATATATCATCTCCGGAGCTGGTCCGTCGGCCTGGTTCGGTCCGAGCCAGCCTCTGCTTCCGATCGCCCAGGAAGCCAAAGGTCGCCGGTTCGACTATCCCGTCGGGTACAATCTTCAGGTTCAGAAGAGACCTTATGAGGGTGTCTCGTTCGAGCAGATGAGGGGCCTGGCCGATGGCTATGACATTCTGCGCCTCGTTATCGAGACGAGAAAAGATCAGATCCCCAGGATGCAGTGGGCGATAAAGCCGAGGGGAGAAAAGAATAAGGTCAAGAGCAGGGCGATGTCGAACAATGGCCTCAAAGGCACGATCGACCGCGTGACCGAGTTCCTTCAGTTTCCTGATGGCGAAAGCAACTGGGACCAATGGCTGAGGATCATCCTCGAGGATATGCTCGTTGTCGACGCCTGCACAATCTATCCCCGGAAGACGAAAGGTGGCCAGCCCTTCGCGTTCGAAGTGATAGACGGTGTGACCATTCAAAGAAAGATCGATGCAGACGGAAGAACGCCTATTCCTCCCGATGTAGCCTACCAGCAAATCCTCAAGGGACTGCCAGCCGTTGACTTCACAAAAGATGAGATCGTCTATTTTCCACGGAACAAGCGCTCCTGGAAGGTGTACGGCTATTCGCCTGTCGAGCAGATCATCACTATCGTCAACATCGCCATTCGCAGAATGATGTTTCAGCTCTCTTATTACACGGAGGGCAACGTCCCCGAGGCCCTGATCGGAGTCCCTGATACCTGGACGACGGACCAGATCGCAGAGTTTCAGCTTTACTGGGACTCGTTGATGGAGGGAAACCTTGCGCAGAGGCGCCATGCAAAGTTTGTGCCGGGAGAAATCTCAAAGAATGTTCATGAGACGAAAGAGAAGGCGATCAAGGATGAGATGGATGAGTGGCTCGCAAGAGTTGTCTGTTATGCCTTCTCGGTTTCGCCACAGCCGTTCGTCAAGGTGATGAACCGGGCAACCGCCGAGACCGCCCAACAAATGGCCCAGCAGGAAGGCCTTGAGCCCCTGCTCAGATGGTCTAAGAATCTGATGGACCTTCTTATCTGGAAGTACATGGGATTCACCGATGTTGAATTCGAGTGGCAGGAGGAACAGGAGACGGACCCGAAAGATCAGGCAATGATCGATGAGATCCACATAAGGAATGGAATCATGAGCGTCGATCAAGTCAAGGAGAGACTCGGACTCGCACCGATAGGTCTGAGCGAGGTGATGGTCACGGCATCAGGCATCCAACTCGTAAAAGACATTCTGAATCCTCCGGAGCCGCCCCCTGGCGCGCCGATCCCTCCGATAGAAGGATCTGAAGCAGCAGCGGCATCGGCGAAGCTGGCGAAGGCAAAAAAAAAATTCCACGGATCGACCGCAATCGAAAGCTGGTACGGTCGGCCCGCTCTAAGCTGAAAGAGGTAATGCTCGGTGTCTTTGAAAAGGGAAAGAAACAGGTCAGAAAGCTCAAGATGGACATGGAGAAGATGGATGCTCTCACCGAGGCGAGGGTCAAGAGCATCCTTTCCGAACTTGAGCTCGAGGGGTGGACGGTGATCATGGACGCAACCGACGAGATCCTTCAGGAAGTCACAAAGGACGGTGTGATCCAGGCGCTCCTCCAGATCGGCATGGGAGAAGAGAAAATCACTGAAACAATGTCGAAGATGGCCCTTGACTATGCGAAGGCACGGGGAGCTGAGCTCGTAGGGAAAAGACTTCTTCCTGACGGGACGATCATCGACAATCCTCACAGCGAATGGTTCATCGAGCAGTCAACTCGGGATCTTCTCAGGGGTGACGTGGCTAAGGCGGTTGAAGAGGGATGGAGCACAAATAAACTCCGGGACGAGCTTGAAAAGAATTACGCGTTCTCGGAGGAGAGAGCCGATATGATCGCACGAACCGAGACGGCCTTTGCCGATTCTCGTGGGAACATGATCGCCTATAAGGAGAGCGGAGTTGTTTCGGGTAAAGAGTGGTTGCTCGGATCGGAGCATGATCAGGATGATGAGTGCGACGACAACGTGGCTGCGGGTGTGATCGCCCTTGATGACTCGTTTCCATCCGGAGACGACGAGGCCCCAGCTCACCCAAATTGTGTCTGTGACGTACTGCCAGTCTTGGCAGAAGAAGCGGAGGCATGAAATGAAAGAACTATTGAAGCTTTTTATTCCCATTGTGAAGATCGATGAGGAGAAGCGCACCGTCTTCGGGCGCGTAACCGAGGAAGTGGCCGATAGCTCGAACGAGACTTTCGATTACGGAACGTCGAAGCCCTTCTATCAGGAGTGGACCGATTATTTCCAGAAGGCCACCGATGGGAAGTCCTACGGCAACCTCCGGGCGATGCACGATGGCAAAAAGGCCTCTGGATATATCCAGAACCTGAATCTTGATGACAGGGAGAAGGCCGTCGAGGTGGTCGCCAAGGTGGTCGACGAGGAGGATTGGAAGAAATGCCTTGAGGGTGTCTATACCGGATTCTCTCAGGGAGGACGGTACGTGAAGAAGTGGTTCGATGGAAAGACGAACCGCTATACCGCAGCGCCGAATGAGATCTCGCTTGTGGATTATCCCGCGCTGAAGTCGGCGACATTCTCTCTCGTCAAAGCCAACGGAATCGTCGAGGAGCATCCCTTCCAGAAGGTGGCCGAGCGATCGGACGTGAGCCCGAAAGAAGGAGAAAAGAAATACGGCGACGTGAAATTCGCCGATGCCAAAAATAAAAAATATCCCATCGACACCGAGGCCCACATCCGCGCGGCCTGGAATTACATCAACAAGCCGAAGAACGCGGCAAAGTATAGCTCTTCCGATGTTTCCTCGATCAAGAGCAAGATTGTCTCTGCATGGAAGGCGAAGATCGACAAGGAAGGCCCTCCCTCTGCGAAAGAGGAATCGAAGAAGATCGATGCGATGACCGAGGATGAGCTGAAGAAGGCGACGATCGACTTGATGGTTCCCGACCTTGGCGACTTGAAGAAATATGCGGGGGAGGAGATCAGCGATACCATCACGGCAGCCTATTGTTTGCAGTCAATCGCTTATCTCTATGAGAAAGAGATGGGCGAAGAGGAGCAGGATCAGGCGACCGCATTGAAGACAGTGATCGACAATCTGAAGGCTTTTATCGCCTCGGAGATCCAGGAGGATTTCGAAGATGGGCTGATGCAGATGTCTCAGAAGATCGAGGATCTCCAGAAGTCTGGAGCTCGTCATTCAAAGGCCGATGGTGAAGTCCTTCAGAAGATCCACGACCACACCGCAGACATGGGGGCGGAATGCAAGTGTAATAAGTGCAATGCAACCAAGAAGATCGATCCGGAATCTGAGATGGCCAAGAGCATGACGAAGGCGCTGCTCGCGAAGGTTCAGGCGATCCATGACCATACTAACGACCTTGGCGTCGAGTGCAAATGCGCCAAGTGCAATAAATCAGACGGAAAGGAGGATGAGGAAATGGATTTGAAGAAGCTGGAGGAGATCACGAAGAGGCAGGATGCGCTCGAAGCCGACAATAAACTTCTCAAGGCAAAAAATGAAGCCCTGGAGAAAAAACTCGAGGAGTTATCCAAGGAGCCGGAGCCGGCGAAAGGAAAGAAGATGGATGTTTCCACCGTTCAGAAGCAAGGCGATGGAATCAAGAAATCTGACGACCTGAGCGCAGAAAAAGATCCTTTGGCCATGCTCAAGAAGGCGCATCAAAACCCGATTGCCTTTGCAGTGACACGGCCCATAGAGATCGAAAAGCTAAGCGTAACCTCTGAACCCAAAGAGCCGCCAATCGCCCAAGGCTGAGAGGGCGCAAAAATAAAAAAGGAGGAGAAAAGAGATGTTTAAGATGCCAGGGATTACCCAGGAAACGCTTGATATGCTCAAGCAGGCAAAGCCGCAGGATCTTGCCCTCCTGCAAAAAGCGTTCAACCAATCTCTCGGCCTTGTGTGGTACGACCTCGAGCCGACAGCGAAGCTTCTGTACCCGGTGATCACTCCGCTCAGAAATATGATCCCCCGCGTATCCGGGGCGGGCGGCACGGCGGTCAACTGGAAGCAGATCACGGCGGTCAATGCGAATAAGCAGTCCGCCGGCGTCTCTGAAGGGAACAGGACTGCCAGGATCACAACCACGGCGGCCAACAAGAACGCCACCTACAAGGGCCTTGGCCTTGAGGATTCGGTGAGCTTCGAAGCCGACTATGCCGGGATGAACTTCGACGACATCAAAGCCCTGGCCGTCCTCGGTCTTCTCAGGGCGATGATGATGGAGGAGGAGAAAGTCATTCTCTATGGCAACCCAGATTTCCAGATCAACGGAGGGAATGCCTGCCCGACTCCGACCGCTACGCTCGCCACCGGCGGAAGTCTTACGGCAAATACCGTCTACCATTGCAAGGTGATGCCTCTCACCCCAGAGGCATACGGGATTTCATCGGTCGCTGGAAACGTGCTACAGACGGCAAACCGAACCAATGCCGACGGTACGAACGACACCTACAACCTCGGAACAGGACTCATCTCTGCGGCTAATAACGCCAACAGCGCCTCGAACAATGCGATCACGTTCGCTATTCCGGCTGCCAATATTGCGGCGGGCACTCTAAAGGGCGCAGCGGCTTA